GAAAGAAAGGAGAATGAAAAACATGTCCACGGAAAACAGAGTGCTGGATATAACCCGTGAAGCGGCGGAGGACCTCTCAAACGATCAGTACCGGATTATGGTACTCGATACGGGAAAAGTGCGTCGGCCGAACGCGGCGACAGACATTCCGCTCGGCGTCCTCCAGAACGCCCCCGGCTCCGGAGAGGCTGCCGTGGTGAGGGTCATCGGGATAAGCAAGATCCAATTCGGCGAGACCGTCGCGGAGAACGAGTGGATCAAGCTCGAATACAACGACGCCACGGACGCCGGAAAGGGTCTCGACGCCGACGGCGCCCTGGACCTGGCCCTCGGGCGGTGCCTGGTGGGCGGAGCGGAAGACGAGTTGGGAGAAATCCTTCTCTCCGGCGCCGTCCATCAAGTGAACGCGGCCTCGTAACTGAGCCTTAACTATGCAAGCCAAACCGAAAGGAGGAAATAGAAAATGCCTCAGCCCAATGTGAAAGAATTGATCGTCACGGGGCCTCTCCAGAACGTCTCCGTGGCGTACAGGAACAAAACGTACATAGGCGCCCGGGTCTTCCCGATTCTCGAGGATGTGGACTCGAAAGCCAAGATCCCCGTGTATCAGAAGGGTGCCTGGTTCCGCGATGAAGCAGGCATCCGCGGTCCCGGATCCCGGGCGCCCCGCGGCGGCTATCCCATCGACTGGCTGACCCTCGCCACGAAGGAATACGCCTTTGCCAAGGAGGTGACCGACGAGGACAGGCGATTCGCCAAATCGAAGATGGCCCCGCCCCTCAAACCCGATCAGGACGCGATCGAGTTTTGCTCCGACAAGATTGACCTCTCGAAAGAGCGCCGGATCGCTTCGCTCATCACGAGCGGGACCTGGGTGGACGGAAACGCCGGGGGCGAGGATGCCGAAGGCCTCTGGAGCCCTGCGGGTGACACGAATACCTTTCTTGCCGATATCGCCCTCGGGCGAAAGGCTATCCAGAAGGGCACAGGCATTACGCCCAACTATCTGATCATCGATTTCGCGACCTACGAGTCCCTCAAGCTCTGTGCCGCAATCCTCGACAAGATCAAGTACACCCAGCGGGGCGTGCTCACGAAGGAGCTCCTCGCCGCGGTGTGCGATCTCGAGGATGTCCTGATCGGAGAGGCCATTTATTCCACGGCGAAAGAGACCAAGGCCGGGACGGACTTCACAGCCCGCTATGTCTGGGAAGTCAATGCCGGAAAAGGCATGGGGTTCCTCTTCTACCGGCCGCCCAGCCCCGGTCTCAAGGTGATCTCGGCGGGCTATCAGGCCCGGACGGCCTACGAGGACGGCCAGCCCAGAAGGACCACCACGTGGCGCGAAGCGGCGGAACACCAAGACGTCTACGAGGTGGCCGAGGAGACGGACATCATCCAGGTCGCAGCCGGAGCCGGTTACCTCTGGAAGGACACTTACGCAACGTAATCCGGGGAGCGGGATATGGCCTACAGCGCACAAGCGGACCTTGAAGAGCAGTTGAGCGGAACCGAGCTGATCGAGCTCACCGACGACGCGGGAGCGGGCGAGGTCGACACATCCGCCCTCGCCCGCGCGATCGCGGATGCCGACGCGGAGATCGACTCTTACTGCGCCGCGCGCTACACGACGCCCTTTTCGCCCGTGCCGGTGATGATCAGGAAGCTCTCCGTCGATATCGCGCTCTACAACCTCTTTTCGCGCCGTTCGGCTCTGAAGATCCCCGAGGAGAGGCAGAAGCGCTACGACAATGCCGTGCGATTCCTTCGCGACGTGGCAAAGGGGCTGATCTCGTTGGGTGCGGACGCCCCTTCCGAGCCGACGGACGGGAAACCCCAGGCCGCGCGGGCGAAGGGCGACCGGGTATTTACTCTGGGGAAGAGCTCGGACGGGAGCTCGGGGACGCTGGATAACTACTGATGAGCTACGCCGTAGAAGAGATCGAAGAGGCGATCATCGCGGCCCTCGAGCCGCTAAAGACGGGTCTCGGCGTGCGGACGATCAAGAGCTACCAGGAAGAACTGGACGACGAGGAGGCGATCGCCCGGGCCGTGCGGCTTTTCCCGGCGCTCCTGGTCGTCTACGGCGGCTCGAAATACGCAGAACACGGAAGCCGCAAGGTGGAGACGATGACGTACATCCTTTTTGTCTGCGACAAGAGCTTCCGAAAGGAAGAAGAGACCAGACGGGGCGGGACCTCGAATCCCGGCACGTACGCCATGCTGAGGGGCGTCCGGGATCTCCTCTACGAAAAGCGCCTCTCGCTCAATATCGCTCCGATCAAGCTCCTTCGGGAGCTTCCCGTCTGGTTCCAAAAAGGGATTTCGATATACAGCGCCGAGTACGAGACGGCTCAGGACCATCTCTACACGGGGAGCTGAGGAAGGAGGAACGCTTATGGAAAACGTAAACGAGGGCAATACCCGATATTTTGACGCTTCCGGGAAAGAACTTACGGGGGCGGAGTATCGAGAGCTTACGAAAAAGTCCGGGGCCGAGGCCCGGGAGAAGGAGGTAGAGGGCGATGCTTCAGGCAAGAACGCAACTGGCAGCCAAGATTGAAGCGACGGAGGGGACGGCCGAGACGCTTTCGGGGACCGATGCCCTCCTCGTAGCGAGTCAGAGTTTTAAACCCAGCATCCAGGTCTCCGAGCGGGAAAACGTGAGCGCCTCGCTCTCGAGGTTCGCGGGAGTGCCGGGCCTTCGCTCCGCCCAGATGGAGTTCGACGTGGAGCTCAAAGGCTCCGGCGCGGCCGGGACCGCCCCGGCGTTGGGGAAGCTCCTCAAGGCCTGCGGGTTCGGGGAGACGATCGTGGCAGGCACGTCGGTTACATACCTTCCGGCTTCGTCCTCGATCAGCTCCATGACGCTCGCTCTTTACATGGACGGGGTCATCAAAAAGATGTGGGGCGCGAGGGGGAACGTCTCGCTCAAGCTCGAGCACGGGAAGCACGGCATTTTACACTTCACCTTCACGGGTGCGGATTTTTCGGTCGCGGACGGCGCGCTCCTTTCATCGGGTATTTCCTACGAGACCACGGTGCCGCAGCCTTTTCAGAACGCCGCGTTTTCGATCGACGCCTACGCGGCTCTTATCGGCAGCCTCGAGTTCAACATGAATAACGAGATCGCGCTCAGGCCGGACGTCAATTCCTCGAGCGGCCACAAGAGCGCCGTGATCGCGAAGCGAAAGCCTTCGCTTACGATGGATCCCGAGATGGTCGCAGTCGCGACTTACGACTTCTACGGCAAGCTCCGAAGCGGGAACCTGGGCGCCTTGAGTGCAGCGCTTGCGGGTGCGGCGGGCAACATCTGCACGATTACGGCCCCGAAGGTCCAGTTTACGGGGATCACGCCCGGCGAGAAGAGCGGGATCCGGTCCCTGGGTATCGATTGCTGGCTCAATCGCAATAGCGGCGACGACGAGCTCTCGATCGCCTTTACGTAAGGAGGGGACATGGAAGACAGAAAATACGAGATCGGCGACAAAATCTACATCCAGCGGCCGCTGGTACTGGGCCAAATAAGACAGCTCATCGATTTATTGAGCGGAGTCACCATCCCGGCCGGAGCGGACGCCTACGGGCTCATCAGGGCCTTGGGGGAGAGCCTCCCGAAGGCGCTCGCGATTGTCCTTACCGAAGAGGGCAAATCGCCGAGGGAGAAAGATCTCAGGGAGGCGGCGATCGAGCTTGAATTTGCGATCACGCCGGAGCAGACGCTGGAGGTCGTCGACCATTTTTTCGACTTGAACGCGATATCCTCGCTCTTGAGCCGGATCGCGGAGACGGCGGAGAAAGCGGGAGAGAGGATGACAAAGACTGGCTCACCGAGATCTGCGTCCTCCTCTCCGCAGGAGACATCACGAAGCGAGACTGGATCACCTGGAACATCACGGTAAGGGATGCCAGGGCATGGGCCAAAGAAATCTTAGAACAGCGCTATCAATGGATGGAGATCCTCTTCGGGAAAAAAGCAGGGGAAAGACTGCCGTTCAGCGGGAGAGCCTGCAGGCATCCGGATGCCTGCGCCATGTGCAAGAAACATTGCGGGGCAAGGACCACGGTGCACTGAGGAGGATTATGCAACGCGGATCCCCTGAATACGCCCCGCATCGTCGCGATCGATAAGGAGGGTGATTGTAACTTCTTTTGAAGGCAGGGAGACGCGGCGTTTTTCCTCGCGCCGGTCGCGAAGATAAAGATCCACGCAGAAGGCTGCAAAAAAAATGAACGCGATGAGTTCCATGACTAAATTATAGGATGAGGCCGTGGGAAGTCAAGACGAATTAAAACTCATCATCACCGCCCAGGATAAGACCCAGCAGGCGATCCTTTCGACGTCGAACGGCCTCAAATACCTCGAGGGCTCCGTAACGAAGCTCTCCATCCAGGTCGCAGCACTCGGTAGCGCCTGGAACCAGGTCATGGCCGTCGTGCAGAAGGCCATGCACTACATCGATCTCGGCGCGCAGGCCATGAAGGCCGAAGAGGCCTACGGCGCGATGGCCGACTCGGCCGAAGTGAATGCCGGACGACTGGCCTCCGCCATGAAAAAGGCCGCAGACGGTTTCGTGGACGACTCCCACCTCATGCAGAAGGCTTCCTTTGCGATGGCCCAGGACATCGACCCCGAGAAGATCCCTGAGCTCTTCGAAGCGGCCCGGGTCGCTTCCCGCAAGACCGGCCAGGATGTGACCTTTTCCATCGACGGCATGATCCAGGCCATCTCAACGAACATGCCGCGAAGCCTCCGCCAGATGGGGATGATCACCAAGGAGCAGATGAACCTCCTCAACCAGGCGATGGCCGCAGGGGTTGATGATGTCAATCTTTTGGATCTCGTGCTTGCCAACGCGGCCGTCGATACGGCGAAGCTCGGCGCCTCCGCAAATAACGCGGCCAAGGACATCGCACGGTTCAAGGTCCAGGTCGAGGAAACGAAAGAAGCTCTCGGCAAGGGGCTGATCGTCATCCTGCAGAAGCTGGGGGGTGTTTTCCAGGGGGTCGCGGGTTTTGCCCTTTCCCTGGCCATGAACATTTTTCGGGTACTCCAGGGCATCAGCGAACTGGCCGGTAAGAGCGACAAGGCCAAGTATTGGGGAGAACAGGCCGCGGCGGCCGAGGGTGCATCAAACGAGCTTTACAAACGCTCGATTGAAAATATGTACGGGACCCAGGCCCCTTCGGACAAGCGCACGAAAGAGCAGAAGGACAAGGACATTGCCGAAGCGGAGGCCCGCCAGAAGGCCCTTCTTGACGACCTGAGAAAAAAAGTCGCCGCAGCCAAGGGGACGGAAAAGGCAAAGAGGCTGCAAGAAGAATGGGAACACCTGAACCGCATGATGGAGGCCGATATTTCCGCAGCAGGTCTTGAAGAGTTTGAAAAGAAGCTCATCTCGATCGAAAAGAAGGCGGAAGAATTAAGAGCAAAAGAAGCGGTTAAAAAGGCCCCGGGCGGTGTGGCTAAAGTCGGCCTCTGGGCTGCTACGATGGAAGAGGAGGCCGCCTCCGAACAGGCTAA